AGGGTTTAGAGAAATTTATTAGAAGTGAGTCATCTGAAATTACAGCAAACACTGTACAGAACTATCAAAGAGTTGTGCCAATTGTTTCAGAGTATATAAGAAAACTACCAATTGGTAACTTTGTAGCATTTCCAGCAGAAATAATAAGAAATACTAGCAACGCTTATTCAAGAGGAATTAAAGAACTGTTAAGTGACAACAAAGAAATACAAAAAATAGGAATGAGAAGAGTGGTTGGTGCTACATCAACAACTGCTGCAATACCAACCGCTTTAAGCGCAATTGGTGGAACTTTAACAGGAGTAGAAGACGATAAAGTTAAAGCCTACAAAAGATCTTTTGCTGCCCCTTGGGATAGGACAGCTACATTAATTCCTATTGCATCTGATAAAGATGGTAACCCAACTCAGTTCTTTAATTTTAGTTACATGAACCCATATGATTATTTAAGAAGACCCGGCATAAGAATACTTCAAGAAATAGAAAATGGTAACAGGGACGAGGAAAGTATTTTAAAAATAGCAGGAGATTCTTTTGGTGGATCTTTGCTAGAAATGTTTCAAAGTTTTGCAGAGCCAGCTTTTTCTGCTCAAGCAGTATTAGAAGCTGTTAATGGTGAGACGTCTACTGGTAGAAAAGTATTTGGACCATCAGATTCTTTTGGCGATAAAAATGCAAAAAGATTTTTTCATGTAGTTGATACATTGCTACCAACTATTACTCCATTTAACTTGCAATTTGATAGAACATCTAAAGCTCCTTATGGTCTTGGAGTAGAAACGATTAAAGCCAAAGGATTTCCTAGAGCTGTAATTGGAAGCACTGGATTGAAAGGAGATGATAAAAAAATATTAAATAAAAGCGGTAAAGAAATAGACGTTGCAGAAACTATGGTTCAAGCATTTAGTGGTCTCAAGGTTGTTAAACCTCAGATCGATTTAACTCTAAGGTACAGAGGCTTTGAAGCTAATGATGCGATAAGAGATTCAACCAATGAATTTAATAGAATACTAAGGTCACCTGATGCTCAATCATCTGAGCAACTTTTGCAGGGTTTCATTAATCAAAACGAATCTAGGTTTAATGTACTTAGAGATTTATATACAACCATTGATGATGCAAGAGCCTTAGGATTATCTGACAGAGAAATTGAAAAACAATTAAAAGAAGCCAAGGTTGCTAATTATAAAGAAGTTATGAGAGGCAAGTTTAGACCAATAGAGCCAAGCTTTGACATGATTCAAGCATCTAGAGCTGGTGCATTTGGAAGGCCTCAACCAATAGATCCTAGCACCATTAGAGCAGCACAGACTGAATTGCAACAAGATCTAACTGGAAGATACATAACACCAGATGCAAGACAAAGAGCTATAGAAGTTTTAAGAGAAGAAGAAAGAAAGAAACTAGTAGGAACACCATAACTTGTATAACAAATACCGGGCGAAAAAAGTCAAACTTGATGGCATAACTTTTGACAGTAAGTTAGAAGCGGCCAGGTACACTCACCTCAAAGAGCTAGAAGCTGATGGCATCATCTCTAACATAGAGGTGCATCCACCTTTCCCATGTGTGGTGAATGATAAAAAGGTTTGTCTTTATAAAGCTGACTTTAGATACGTCAACAGCGAGGGTGAGATAGTGGTCGAGGATACGAAAGGAATCGAGACGCCTATGTTTAGATTGAAAAAGAAATTAGTAGAGGCACTGTACCCAGACACAGAAATAATCGTAGTAAAAAAACCCAAAGCTTAGAGGGGTGGTCTGCTTTCAACCCAAGGTCTAATTTCTGTAATAGATGATCCATTAAATAACTTCTTAACTTTATCGCAAGTCTCCAAGATATCTTCTGGAAACCCACTGTTTACAACTTCAATTAATTCTTTGCTAGAAAAAAAGTTTTCGCCCGGCGTGTTAAGGTTCTCGGCCACGTTAACAAATCTAATCTTGTCCTTCTCATACAAAACCATATCGTCATCCTTCTCCATGACATGGGCTGGTATCAACTCAGGTATAAAGTTATGTCTTGCACAACCCTTGGTTTGTCTGTCTTCACTAATCTTTCTATCGTGCTGGGTGCAATGCCAATGTGCATCTCCCTTATCAATATCAACCTTAGCGAACCTACAAGATCTACAATGTATCTTAGGTGGCAGCGCTCTACCTAGATAACAGGCTTGTTGGCCTGGTGTCATATAACTTTTAATACGGTAATCTGTTTCCGGTATGTAGTTATCTGGTGGAGACTCTGCTAATAAAATACTTCTTGCTTTTTCTATTAAAGAATCGAAAGCGATACTATCATACTCAATGATTTCTGTATATAAGTCTGAGTTATTTTTGTTATAAACAATTGCAATGCATCGATCAAACTTAAACAAGCCCATGTATAAATGTAACTGGGCAGCATACTCTTCTGACCAATCACAATAACTACCAAGTTTTAATAGGTTGTTGAAGCGATTGTCGTTGGCTGTCTTGAACTCTAACAAGAATGGATCTTTGGTATCAATCCCCGGAAAGTTTTGCCCTACGCCATCGATGTGGCCTTTGACGTGGCCTCCCAATGTCTCTGTCTCAAACTGTTTACCATTAGAGGCAACATCAAATATCTGAGCACCGGGAATCTTTCTAAGCTTCTTGATAAGATCATCCTCAACCACGTTGCCTAGATCAAGAAGTCTCAAGACTCTAGCAGGCATATCGTCAGGCATAAGCCAGCGCCAACGCATCCAAAGTAAACGCTGGTTAGGATTACCTATCTGACTGATACCTAGATAAAATCTTTGATGTCTCTTTTGTTGTAGTTCAACATCGTCTAGCAAATGGTTTATATCTTTCATAGATCTATGTCCTCATTTTGTTTGGTTTTAATTCCAACAACGTTCTCATACTTACCTTGCTTTTGCACAATGATCTCAGAGATTGTATCAAATGCACCGCTGTTAATTAATTCAGCGGCCATCCATGGTTGGCTTGGTGATCCCCACTTGGTTGTAATCTTCTTCCACTTACGCACTGCCATTTTATGTGCAGTGGGATGGCCAAACATAAGTGGCATCTTCTTAGGAAAGAACTCATCCTTCACTGTAAAGACTACCTGACAATACTCACTGCCATTTTTAGACTTGACCACAGATGCATAGATATCCGTGATGGGTTTGTTTTTAGGGACTGATGCTTTCCTTTCATCTGATAAGACAGCTTGTCTCTCAGCCTTGGTACGCCTTGCTACTTCCCTTTCCTTCTTGGTCCAGAGAACTTTTGATTGTGTTGACTCAAACACCTGGCCGCACTCAATACATTCTTTAGCAGAAGGTGAGTTGATAGCATTACAGCTTGCACAAATCTTAGGCTTGTATCTTCCGGGAAGACTTTCGCCAGGTTCTACTTCATCTAGACAGCCATGCCTAGCTACGTTCTCACCGTAGTCAAGCAGCAAACAGTTCTCTTTGTCATCATGCAATCGCATGCCACGACCACACATCTGCACATACAATCCAATGCTTTGCGTTGGCCTAAGCAATGCTATACAATCTGTTCGCGGGGCGTCCCAGCCTTCGGTTAAAACCCCAACATTGCAGAGAGCATGAATCTTACCAGACTCAAAGTCTGCAAGAATCTTATCTCGTTCTTGGTTGGGCGTCTCCCCTGTAACCACAGCAGCACTAATACCATGTTGCTGTAAATACTGAGTCATCTTCTGAGCATGGAGAACAGAAACACAGAAGAACACCGAGGCTGTTCTGCCTTTTGTGTAGGCATTATCAATCCAATCACTTATAACTTCGATGATGGTTTCATCCACCATGGCTATGTCTTCTAATTCTTTTTCCCGGAAGTCTCCACCTTTGAACTTCAAACTAACTTTGCCAGCATCAATGATGGCATTGTCGTTGACAGCAAAGGCAGACAATCGGCACAAGTAACCTGCTTGTATTAACTCTGGTATCGATACACTGTAGGCAAGACCTTTAAAGAAATGATCTTTACGCTTGCCATAGATGTAGCCCTGACCCATGCGATAAGGAGTTGCAGTGCAACCCATGACCTTCATGGACTGGCGTTCTGATAGGGTGTCAATGATCTTCTTGTAGCGAGTCAGAGAACTAGGTGGCACATTGTGTGCCTCATCAATAATCATGTAGTCAAACTTGCCAACCTTTTCTAATCTCTTGGGCGAGGCCAAGGTATCGCGACTGGCAACTAGAATCTGTGCATTGTGCTGAAAGCGTTTCATACCAGCAGCGAGTACACCCACCGGGGCATCTGGCCACACAGACTTTAGTTTGTTTTCAGCTTGGGCAACCAACTCTTTTCTATGAGCCATGATAAGAAACCTGGCCTTGGGGTTTTTGTTAAAGACTTCTTTAATGAAGTGTGAAAATATAATGGTCTTACCAGCTGCTGTTGGTAAGGCAATAAGCGTTGGGTCTTCAGGCCTGGCATCAAACCAAGAGTGAAGAGCATCTATAGCGTTGCGTTGGTAGTATCTAAGTTTCAATGAATGACTTTCTTTTGATCACGAGGTTGTATCAAAAGCTGCATTAACTCTTCATGTTCATAAGATTCGAGGTTATCCATTACTACCGTGGATAGTAATTGCATAGCATCATAAGGTGTGTGTGAAAATTTAAAAGATAATTCAACACAGAATCTTGCAAGAGTAACTACAGCTGCTTTGGTATCTAGATCTTGTCTAGACCAATCATCAATGCACATATGTAAATCGTGCATCACTTGTTCACAAGTTTTTTTATCTAAAGAATCTAATAAATTTTCTTTTTCTATCATTTTTTCTTTCCACATTTAATAAAGTTAGTTTAGCATCTTTCACTTTCTGGTCGATGTCAGTTGGCAAACTATCAAATGTTTTGTCCAAAGAATTTAACAAAGATTCCATTACATTAACGAGGTTGTTGGCCTCTCTTTTGTCTATCAGCATTTCTTTTCTCCAAAAAAGATGGGAATATTATTCCCGGTTTAGTTATAATAAAAAGGCGAGGAGTAACCAAAGCAAAGTTCAGGTCATTCATAGCTTTAGTTACTCGCTCGAGGATTCTACCAACAACATCACTCTCTCCTTTTAATAGGTCGACCTGTTTCAATGTCGTGGTAGAAATCGTTTACTTATCCCAGTCAAAAGGATCTTCTTCAGCATCACCGCTAGGTGCTGGTGCTGGTGCTGGGGAAGGGGAAGACGTTGCAGACGAACCACCAGCTAAAAACTTAGCGATCACATTCTTATCTTCCCACTTCGTACCATCACCCTTGTCTCTGCCTTCTTCAATACGAAGGTTGGCATTGAAAGGGACACTCGTCATGCTTTCAAGATCC